AACCAGGGTATTTACATTTCAGCTCAACTAGTTTACATTGCTTTGTCAACGACAAGTTTGCTCTTAAGCAGCTTGCGGGTATTAATGACTATGATTGGTCTAACTTTGAAGGAGCTGCCGTTTAATGTGTGGATTTGTTGCCTGTTCTAATTCAAATGTGGATCTAGAACAGATCATAGAAAAGATATCTTATCGTGGATTACCAGGGTATAAAGGTTATAAGTTATACGATACCCTTTGGCCAAAAGGTGTGAAAATGGCACATTACAGTTTGCCGTTTGTAAATCTCGACCCTGATATCGCTATTCAACCTAGTGAAAACTCGACCTCGTTGTTTGTTGGAGAGATCTTCAATTATAAAGAACTTGGCTTCCAAAATGATATCGAGTGTGCTTGGAAAACGTTTTGGTTCGGTGAAGGTATTCGTGGCTTTCGAAAGTTCGATGGGTTCTTTACCTTTGTCACTATCTTAAAAGGTAAACTATTCGGCGTCACAGATCATCTCGGAATCAAACCCCTTTACTATCGAACTGATGTTGATGCAATGGCATCTGAGCCTGATGTTCTGAAAGAGTTTGGTGAGGTTACCCGTAATGAACTCTTTCATTCAAACGTTATGAAGTGGGGTTATGATCCAACCGGTGGTACTCCGTGGAATGAGATTAAACAGCTACCCCCGGGATGCACTGTTAGTGATGGTATCGTGAGAAAGTACTGGGATTGGAGTATGACTCCGACTAGTGACCTACGCACAGACCTAATCGAATCTGTCCGACGTAGGCTTGGCGGTCAGCGTGACCTTTCAATCCTATTATCCGGTGGGCTCGATTCAACCATTGTATATAAGATCATTACAGAAATACTTGGTCGCGAAGTGACGGCTATTCACGTTGACAACGGAGAAGAAGACTATGCGAAATTGGTTGCGGAAGATATGGTTGAGGTTAAACTGGAAGGAGTTACTGACGTGGACAGTGTGCGTATTCATCAGTCTCCTGTGGATCTGGGTAGCACGAAACCCCAGATAGCAATGGCCCGTAAGCTCAAAGAGCTTGGCTTCCATGCAGTACTAACTGGTGACGGTGCAGATGAACTCTTTGGTGGTTATCGTCGGGCAAAGGAGTATGATAGTCAAGCATCTGACGTTTGGTGTGAGTTACCATACTATCACCTTCCAAAGCTGGATCGTACAATGATGTATAGCACTATTGAGCTTAGATCTCCATTCCTATCACCTAGCATCGTCAGGCACGCTCTTTCCACGCCCTACGATCAACGTAATGGAGAAAAAAAGGTTCTAAAAGAAGCTTTCAAAGATGTTGTCCCACAAAAGATTTTAATGAGAGACAAGCATCCCTTAAAGACCGAAACTATTCGTACCGATCCTATGCAGCAGCGGATCATTAACGAAAACATCTGGAGAGAGCTATATGGATAAGTGGGATAAACGATATATAGAGCTGGCCCAACTAGTTTCTACCTGGTCGAAAGATCCTTCGAGTAAGATCGGCGCAGTAGCAGTTGGAGGAAAGGGTGAGGTTCTTTCCACCGGGTATAACGGATTTCCAAGAGGTATTCTTGATCGGAAGCGGAGGCTAGACGATCGAGAGGTTAAGTATGATCTGATTGTTCATGCAGAAATGAATGCTATATTTAATGCAACATATAACGGCGTATCCCTTAATGGATCTACTGTATATGTTGCGGGTTTGCCTTGTTGCCATAAGTGTGCACTCGGACTTATACAGGTTGGGGTAAAACGAGTGGTTATGGATGGAGATCCGAATTCCGATCGATGGAAAGAATCGTGGAATAAATCCGCCGCGCTTTTTAAAGAAGCCGGTATAGAATGGGAATTTACTGAATGAAAAGAATCGCAATTATTGGTCATGGCTTTGTCGGTAAAGCTGTTGACTATGGATTTACGAACGATCAAGTCGAAAAGGTTATTATTGATCCAATCTACGGTACAACTATTGAAAAAGATTTGGGGGATCCAAATTCTTATAATTTCATTTTCGTGTGCGTGCCTACGCCTATGAAAGATGATGGCGCAATTGATCGAGGTATCATTGATTCTGTTATGAAGTTTGTAACACGAGGTATTTTATTTACAACAACAAATATCGTTATTAAGTCCACTATTACTCCTGACATTGCCGAAGATTACGAAAATGATCTCGTAGTATATAATCCGGAATTTTTAACTGAAGCATCTGCAAAACAGGACTTTGTACATCCTGAATTTCATGTCTTTGGCGGACACCCAGAAATGTGTTATCGATTAAAAAGCTTTTATGATGAATATAGCCTATGTGATGATGTGCCGGTGTACGTAATGAGTATGGCCGAGGCTTCATTCGTTAAGTATGCTATTAATTCGTTTCTATCTACAAAGATCACATTTTTCAATCAATTGTATGATGCAGTAAAGGATACGTCTGCAAACTATACTAAGATTATGAAGGCGGTTAGTGCTGATCCTCGTATCGGTTCTTCTCATACGAAGGTACCAGGATTTGACGGCAAACAAGGATATGGGGGAGCATGTTTCCCAAAGGACACAAATGCTCTAATTAATTACAGTAAAAGATTTACATTGGTGGAAGAATGTGTTAGAATTAACAGTGCATACCGGAGCCAATATGAATTAGACGAAAGGGAAAAGGAACAAAATGTCAAGTATAATGGATAAACTCAAAAAGAACTCGAAGGTCAAGCAGACCTCTGTTCTTTCTGAATCTAAATTTTTCAATGATAAGGAAATGATTCCTACCGACGTACCAATGGTGAATGTTGCCCTTTCTGGCGATATCGACGGAGGACTGAGTCCAGGTCTTACGGTTCTTGCCGGACCGTCAAAGCACTTTAAGACTTCATTTGCGCTTCTTATAGCATCCGCATATCTTAAGAAGTATAAGGATGCCGTCATTCTTTTCTATGATTCGGAGTTTGGTTCTCCACAGTCGTACTTCCAGCAATTTGGTATCGACACTGCACGTGTGTTGCACACACCTGTCACAAACGTAGAAGAGCTTAAGTTCGATCTAATCAATCAACTTGAAGAGATTAGTCGGGAAGATAAAGTCATTGTTGTAATCGACTCCATCGGTAACGTTGCATCGAAGAAAGAAATGGAAGATGCACTGAACGAAAAGTCAGTTGCCGATATGTCACGTGCAAAGGCACTAAAAGGTCTATTCCGCATGGCAACACCATATCTTGCCATGAAGAATATTCCAATGCTTGCTATCAACCATACCTACCAGGAGATGGGATTGTTTCCAAAAGCAATTGTCTCTGGCGGTACTGGCATCTATTATTCTGCTGATAACATCTGGATTCTTGGACGTCAGCAGGACAAGAAGAATAATGAAATCAAAGGTTATCATTTTGTAATCAATGTGGAGAAATCGCGTTATGTTAAAGAAAAATCTAAGATCCCTATTTCTGTTTCTTGGGAGGGTGGAGTTCAGAATTGGTCTGGCCTTCTTGAAGTTGCTCTTGCGGGTCAATACGTCGTCAAGCCTTCTGCAGGATGGTATCAACGCTATGATACTGATACTGGACAAATTCTTGGAAACAAATATCGAGAGAAGGACACGCTTAGCGAGGAGTTTTGGAAGCCAATCCTAGAAGAGACGGACTTTAAAGAGTTCATCCGCAAACAGTATCAGATCGGTAAAACCTCACTTGTAGACTTTGATGATATTGTCGTAGAGGATACCGACTAATGATCGAGAATCGGGATTATGAATTAATACCAAACTCTGTTGACGAGAATGAGTTCTGGGGGGTTCGTATCTTATCAGGAGACTTCGTCGAAACCGTTATTCAATATGGAACTCTTCGGGTAGAAAACGATCATCTTAAATTCAATTTTAATATTGTCAATTCTCCAGATCAGGATCTTACTACAGAAAATAGGGATTTACAATCTGTAGCAAAAGAGATATTATTCAGCATATTAGAGGAAGCAGCGGAAAAGAAATGACCCACCATTGTGCACAGTGTAAAGAACCCTTAAATGAAGATGACAGCTATCGTGAGTTTCGATACTCGTACGAATCGGTAGAAAATCCTCAGGTCACAAATATAGGGCTTCTTTACATCTGTGACGATTGTTATGAAGATATAGCTGATTTTATTTACGAGGATGAGCAATTTGATGAATATTAATCTCGAGCAGACTATTCTCCGTAATCTGCTAGTAAACGAGAATTTCACCCGTAAGGTCTTACCTTATATCAAACCGGAGTACTTTGAAGGAACTTATCGCAAGTTGTTTCAAGAAGTAGGAAAGTTTGTAGCCAAGTATAACAATCTTCCTACTCTTGAATCCTTTAAGATACAGGTCGAAGAATCGAATATGTCTGACGACCAGTACCAAGAAGCTATGGAGGTGCTTCCGAATCTTTTTAGCAAGGAAAAGGTTGATAATGATTGGCTTATTGACACAACTGAAAGGTGGTGTCAAGATCGTGCAGTTCACAATGCAATCATGGAATCCATTACGATCATCGACGGAAAGCATCAATCGCTAACAAAGAATGCTCTTCCAGATATACTTACAAAAGCTTTGGCAGTTTCTTTCGATGCGAACGTAGGTCACGACTATATTGAGAACTGGGTACAGCGCTATGAATTCTATCATACTGAAGAATCGCGTATTCCCTTTGATCTTGAGATGTTGAATAAGATTACAAAAGGAGGTCTACCAAATAAGACGTTAAATGTTATATTGGCAGGTACTGGTGTCGGTAAGTCTTTGGCTATGTGTCATATGGCAGCGGCGGCACTTTCCGATGGGTACAATGTTCTCTATATCACAATGGAGATGGCAGAAGAACGTATTGCTGAACGTATCGATGCTAACTTGATGGATGTTCCGATTGATCAGTTAGATAATATGCCGAAGGATATGTTCTCACAGAAAGTTTCCCGTATTGCCAAACAGACTACCGGTAAACTGATTGTAAAGGAGTATCCGACTGGACAGGCTAACAGTGCACACTTCCGAGCACTTTTGAATGAACTTAAGCTAAAGAAAACGTTTAAACCTGATATCATATTCATTGACTATTTGAATATTTGTGCATCATCACGGATGAAAGCGATGGGGGGATCGATCAATTCTTATACGTACATTAAAGCGATTGCAGAAGAGCTTCGAGGTTTGGCCGTGGAGTTTAACGTTCCGCTCGTATCTGCAACTCAAACGACGCGTTCAGGTTATGGTAACTCGGATGTTGGGCTTGAAGATACGTCCGAGTCTTTTGGACTACCCGCTACCGCAGACCTCATGTTTGCAATTGTATCGAGCGAAGAACTCGAGCAACAAGGACAGATCGCGGTAAAGCAATTAAAGAACCGATACAATGATCCGACTGCTCATAAACGATTCGTCCTCGGTATAGATAGGAGCAGAATGAAGCTATTCGATATTAGCTTCGATGAACAGAATTTAGTTGATGATACCCCAGCATTTGATAAAGGTGAAGTCAACGAACGTTTTAAAGACTTTAAATTAGACTAGGAGAAGATATAATGACTCGAGCTAAGAATGGACGTAAAGGTGAATTGAGTGCGGGTGTACACAGTACAGTGTCTACATCTACTAAACGAGCAATGAGATCTGCCTATATGGCTTCTCCTGATCGTATGTTGAACCAACGTAAGGCTTTCGATAAAGGTAAGCGTACAATGGTTACGATTCCGAATCCTAATAAGGAAGAGACCAATAAACCATTTATTCGAGTAAATGGAAAAGATTGGTTTAAACCGAAAGAGGTTCCTCGTAAGAAGGAGAAGAAATCGCAGTTTGCTTGGGAGAATGAAGATTAATGGAGTACAGTTATCTGAAACCAAAGGCTTATATGGTAGTTGAGCCTACACCTGCACCTGAGTTTAAAGGACAGTTTAATGACGCAATGGAACTCATCGGATACTGTGCCCGAGTATCTAACCCAGCTAACCAGTTCAACTCAGAAACATCAGAAAAGCTCATTCGATACCTTATCAAGCACAAACACTGGTCACCGCTCGAAATGTGCTCAGTCACAATCGGCATCTCCACGACCCGAGACATTGCAAGGCAAATCTTACGACACCGAAGCTTCTCCTTCCAGGAGTTTTCACAGCGATACGCCGACCCAGATAGCCTTGATGATACCTCTGTTCTAAGAGAAGCACGTCTCCAAGATCCAAAGAATCGACAGAATAGCGTAGAGTGTAATGACGACGATCTAAAGAAAGCCTGGGCGATGAAACAGGTCCAGATCATTCATGAAGCTCAACTTGCATATAAGTGGGCAATTGACAAGGGTATTGCAAAGGAACAGGCACGTGCGGTTCTTCCTGAAGGTCTTACCATGAGTCATATCTACATGAATGGCACACTACGTTCCTGGGTACATTTTATTGAGCTTCGTTCCGGTAATGGCACTCAAAAAGAGCATATGGAAGTAGCACGTTGTGTTGCACATGCTATCTCCCGAATATTTCCAATGGCAGAGGAGTTTATTCAATATGGGTAAAAAACTATCTACACATTTGTCCTCGGACAAAGGACACTGTGAAATCCACGTAGACTATAGGGAAGAAATGTTCTACATCAGATATTTTGATGATCAAGGACGGCTATTCTTCACTGAAGACTTCCCGAATAAATCTATGAGATATGTAGAAGATGCAGCAGAGAATTGGGCACTGGGGATAAAAAAATTAGAAGAAATTGAATAAAGGGGGTTTACATTCGTTTGTCCTTTTGATAAGGTATATAATCAACAATGAGGCAGACTATGAAACTGAAAAATGTAGCATCCGGTTTTCTTACCACCTGTGTACTAGCTGGTGTGGGCTTTGTGTCATACACCGAAGTACAGGCTCGCGAAAAAGAGCTTGAGTGTCTTGCTCTGAACATCTATCATGAGTCTCGTGGAGAACCAGTTATCGGTCAAATTGCAGTTGCTCAAGTCACTATGAACCGTGTCAATCATGAGTATTTCCCTGATACGGTATGTGGCGTAGTTTGGCAAGATCGCCAGTTCTCTTGGACTCACGATGGATACAGTGATACTCCTGGTGACAAAGATCTCTACGAGAGAGCTTTGAATATCGCCGGTACTGTTATCTCCGGTCAGGAAGATGATCCGACTGCCGGAGCACTCTTTTATCATGCCGATCGGGTGAATCCTTCTTGGAATCGTAAGATGGATTTCTACACTCAGATCAGTGTACATAAATTTTATCATTGGGACGGTGACTGGAACAATGATTGATTTACAATATCATATGAATAAGGTACAATATTACTATGGATAATATTAAGTTTGAAATTACTGATGATCAACCACCGGGTAGCATTCCTCGTTTACCTTTACCTAAGATTGTTCTCGTTGGGCATAGTCGTCATGGTAAAGACACTGTAGCTGAGATCCTTTCTACTTTCTACGGCATGTCTTTTAAATCTTCGAGTGAATTCCTTGCGGAACGATTATGCTTCAATGCATTGAAGGACAAGTACGGTTATAAAGATTCGAAAGAGTGTTTCGATGATCGACACAATCATCGTAAAGAATGGTATGATTTGATCGCTAACTATTGCGCTGATGATCCTACCCGTCTCGGTAAAGAGATCTTTAAGGAGTCTGATATATACTGCGGTCTTCGCAATAAGCGCGAATTTACATGGATGCGTAATACCGGTATCTTTGACCTTTCAATCTGGGTAGATCGTTCTCGCCACCTTCCTCCTGAGGATAAAGAAAGTAATGATATTGAACCCTGGATGGCAGACTTCATTATTGATAATAATGGTAGTCGCGACGACCTAGTCATCGGTACCCGTGCTCTTATGGATCGCTTAATTGGTCCAGAACATATG